TGCTCACGGTCAATCCATACACGGAAGGCAGCTAACGCTTTAGTTTGCCCACACGCAGTACAGGTAATGCTTTTTTCGTTGACCATACCCACTCCTTTTGTTGATATACCCACCGCTTCCCAAGAGCTGACGTCTACTGTGGGCTAGTGGCAACGCCAGTATACACGCCATTTCCCATGGGGGTAACCCAGATAACCCATCTTCTAGCCAAAACTCTTAAACTAAAACACAAAAACAACAAAGTTTGCCAAGGTGTCCATACCCACGTGACCTCTCTTATATATATATATCTATTAAAATCTATTTATATATATAGGTGTTCTGGGTGCTGGGTGTGGGTTCGCTAATGTTCATGCGGGTTGCGGGACGCCCACGTACAGGGCAGATGTTGGGAACAGGTGGGTTTTTCGCCGATTCAGGTGGGTATGCTCTGCCCATGACTTCTCCACAACAAGTTGGTGGGACATGGTGTCCCACGGCGCCGATGGTCAGCGATAGCGAGGAGGCGATGCTCCTCACGCAAGGCGCGCAGGCGCGCCCTGTACCAAGCCACATCGACGGGCAGTTTGAGGGTGAGTTGTTTCATGGTGGGCCTCATTCGCAGAGTGCTTCGTGGTACTGGGCGAGCACGACCTCGTTGGTGAATTCCTCGCTCTCGGCTTGCAGTTGCTCGGCGTCGTGGTCTTGCATAAAGAAGCTCTCGCCCGTGCTCATGCAGGTGACTTCGTACGCCCAGCCGTTGCCCCACGATGTGACGTGGTACTTTTCTGTGGGCGTGGTGAACTCAGCGGTGATATTTGCGGACATGGTTTTCTCCAAAATAGGTTTGTGGGAATAAAAGCGAAGTAAACCTGTGGTGGACACGGAATGGAACAGCAGTCAGGCGAGGCGCTCCCGCCCTTCTGCGTTGGTTCTGTAAAACACGTTGGTGGGACATGGTGTCCCACGGTTTACGCATTGAGTGCTTTGAACACGGTGGCGGCGCGTTTCTTGTCTCCGCCACAAGCGGCCAAGAAGGCTTTGAAGGCGGCGCGTTCCTCTGCGGTGACACGTTGCTTGGTTGGCTCAGCGCGTGCGCGTTCCACGGCTGGCTTGAACCACACCATCACGTTACGTTGCCAAGACTTAGTTGCCGCTTCGTGGCGTGTGTCGCGGGTTGATTCGTCGCCCGTGTAGAACACGGCAGAGCCGCTGGCGTTCCATGTGTAGTTGCATTGGTACTTCTTGGCGTGTACCTTGGCCAAGGCTTCTAGTAGCGTGGGACATGGTGTCCCACCGAGCGCGGCGGCGGCTTGGCTTAGTGCGTCACCGTATGACATACCCGCTTGCAAGAAGGCTTCGTACTTGGCGGCGATAGATTGAATGTTGATTGAAGACATGATTAAGTTCCTTTGAGTTATATCAAGCAGAGAACCATTCCCTACTCGATGCCTCTATTGTATGCCAACACGTTTTCAAAAGGGGTTGACAACCATGATTTTGCCCCGTTCCGAACCCCACCTACCCCCCACATCCCCTTTTTGACCGTCCCCATGGCTCGGCGCATGAACACTGTTCCACATCGACTTTCTGCATTTTTGTCAAACCCTGTCCATTTATAGCCAAAAGTACTACCCCCAAAAATTTTAGAAAAAATCAGGCAGGTTTTTGTCAAACGGCTATACTGAGGGTGTTGGTGTAGGTGGGAATGACGTTACAGGCGGCACCCCACTCAGGATGCTTGACCAACCAAGCCGCCAACCTAAATTTCTTTCCGGGAATCGCCGTGGACACGCCGGCGTAAAAACGAGGTGGAATCAGGTGGAAGCCCTGTCTCTACACGGCCACCGCTGCGCGGGGCCCAAACGAGCATAAGCCGAAGGCTCGAGTCCTAATCTAACGACTCTGAGGTGATGCCTGCCAAGAAACAGAAAGGCGAAAAAAAGCCCCAGGTTTGACGCCGGGGCTGAAAGGAGCTTGCGCTCCCAGAGGAGAAGCAATGCGAGCAAACCGAGTATTGGCCGTGAGGCCAAAATGGCAACTGCTTGCCGCACTACCGGAAATGAGTGTACACTCCGCGCATCGAGGTGACAACAGGAGCCTTCGCTTGTTTGAAGAATTGGTGCAATTTAATCCGGAACCCACACCGTCTGGAAACTTCAAGCCCATCGACGAGATGGGGCCCGCTACCGTGCTTGACGCACAGGTGGCTACAGCTGATTGGCTGGAAGAAATCGGCGCGCCTCCCGATGAGGACGCCCACGCAGAGGCCACACAGAAGCTGGCCCGGGCTGCGTTCACCGCCATGATTACTGACTCGGACGAGGGCACACAGCGCAAAGCGCTCACCACCCTGAAGACGCCTGCGGCAGTTCGCCACATCACCGGCATGCTGGCCGCCTACGACTGGGAGTTCGTGGAGCAGGCCAAAGAGCTGCGCGGCTACGCCGTCGCACAAATCTTCGAAGAGACCAAACACCCCGACGCCAAGATTCGTCTCAAAGCACTTGAGATGTTGGGCAAGGTCACGGAGGTCGCACTGTTCACAGAACGCGTCGAGGTCAAGAAGGCCGAGATGAGCGACCACGAGCTCGAAGCCAAGATCAAAGAGAAGCTCAACAAATTCATGAAGGTCGTGGACGTGGTCGACGTGAGAGAAGTTGAGTCCGAAACCCCCGCGGCCGAAGACACCACCCCACCCCTGCCAACTCCCGAAACGGACGACGAGTGAACCTTGACGCCCTGACCACGCTGAGCAAAGAAGAGCTACTGGCTCTTCAAAAGGCGTTGCCGACGATGTCGCTCCAAGACAAGATGGAGCTGTTCGACATGTTGGAGGTGCGCGAGAAGCGCGCCAGCCTGGCGGCCGCCCAAGGAAACATGCTCGGGTTTGCCAACGCGGTCTACCCCGGGTTCAAGGTTGGGCCGCACCATCGCAAGTTGGCCAAGATTTTCCAAGACGTGATCGACGGCAAGAAGAAGCGCGTCATCATCAACATCGCTCCGCGTATGGGCAAGTCGGAGTTCAGCTCCTACCTTTTCCCAGCGTACTTCCTAGGTAATAACCCTAACAAGAAGATCATCATGGGCACGCACACCGCGGGCCTCTCCGAAGACTTCGGGCGACGCATCCGAAATTTACTTGATTCAGAGGAGTACCGTGAAGTCTTCCCGAATACGCAGGTGGCGGCTGACCAAAAGGCTGCTGGAAAGTGGTCCACCTCTGCTGGTGGCCAGTATTACGCTGCTGGTGTGGGTGGTGCTCTTGCGGGTCGCGGTGCAGATTTATTCGTAATTGATGACCCGCACTCTGAACAGGACGTGAAGACAAACTCGCGCTTGGCGTTCGACACGGCGTGGTCGTGGTTCCAGACTGGTCCCTTGCAGCGTTTGATGCCGGGCGGCGCGATCATAGTCATCATGACGCGGTGGAGTCTGCTGGACCTGACCGGCCGGCTGATCGACTACCAGACCAAGAACCCGAACGCGATACCTTGGGAGATCGTGGAGCTGCCGGCCATTCTGAACGAGGACACCGAGAACGAGAAATCGCTGTGGCCCGAGCAGTGGCCGCTGTCCGCGTTGAAGGCGACGAAGGCTTCGCTGGACCCGCAGTATTGGAACGCGCAGTACATGCAGCAGCCCACATCGGACTCAGCTGCCATAGTCTCCCGCAAATCTTGGCGCATCTGGGAGGGCGACGAACCGCCCAAGTGTGACTACGTCATCCAGTCATGGGATACGGCCTTTGAAGCCAAGACCCGGTCAGACTATTCGGCATGCACCACGTGGGGCGTCTTCTACAACGAGGAAGAAAACAACACGCCCCAGGTCATCCTGTTGGACGCGTTCAAGGACCGCATGGAGTTCCCAGAATTGAAACAAGTTGCGCTCAAACACTACCGCGAGTGGGAGCCAGATGCGTTCGTGATCGAGAAGAAGGCGGCCGGCGCGCCGCTCATCCAAGAGCTCAAGAACATGGGCATCTTCGTCCAAGAATTTACACCGAGCCGCGGAAACGATAAGATCGTGCGTATGAACGCAGTGGCTGACTTGTTCTACTCAGGTAAAGTCTGGGCACCCGACACGCGCTGGGCGCGCGAAGTGATCGAAGAAGTTGCGTCGTTTCCGAACGGCGAGCACGATGACTACGTGGACACGACCAGCCAGGCACTGCTGCGTTTCAGGCAAGGTGGTTTCATTCCGTTGGACTCCGACGAGCGTGACGAACCGACATTCTTCAAACGCAAATCGCACGCGTACTATTAAGGAAAACGAAAATCATGGCCACCAATATCGACAAGGCTCTGTTCCAGCAGCCTCAAGGTCTCGAAGAACTCGCGCAAGATGAAGCGCCGATTGAGATCGAGATCATTGACCCCGAGGAAGTAAAGATCGGCATGGACGGTCTTGAGATCGACATCATCCCTGGTGAAGAGACAGAAGGCTTCGACGAAAACCTCGCCGAGCACGTAGAGCCTAGTGCCTTGGAGGCACTCTCTGGTGACCTGCTCAGTGACATCGAGAACGACCTGGCCTCTCGCAAGGACTGGGAGAAAGCGTACGTCGAGGGTTTAAAGCTCTTGGGTCTCCAGTACGAGGAGCGTACAGAACCTTGGAATGGTGCATGCGGTGTGTTCCACCCCATGATTACCGAGGCTGTGGTGCGCTTCCAGTCGGAGACTATCACCGAGACTTTCCCAGCCCAAGGCCCCGTGCGCACCAAGATACTTGGCAAAGAGACGCCGGCGAAACAAGAAGCCGCGGTCCGAGTCGAGACCGACATGAACTACCAGTTGACTGAGACCATGGTCGAGTTCCGCCCTGAGCACGAGCGCATGCTGTGGTCACTGCCGGCCACTGGCTCTGCGTTCAAGAAGGTGTACTTCGACCCATCACTGGACCGTCAGACTTCGATCTTCATTCCAGCGGAAGACGTGATCTTGCCGTATGGCACCTCAGACATCCAGTCGTGCTACCGCGTCACGCACCGCATGCGCAAGACCGAGAACGAGCTCATCAAGTTGCAGCGCGCGGGCTTCTACTTGGACGTGGAGCTGCCAGACCCATCCAAAGAAACCAACGACATCAAGAAGGCCAAGGACAAAGAGACTGGCTTCAACGACATCAACGACGAGCGCTTTGAGATTTACGAGTGCCACGTGGACTTGGACCTCAAGGGCTACGAAGACAAGGACGATGACGGCGAGCCAACAGGCATCGCGCTGCCATACGTCGTGACTTTGCTCAAGAGTGATGGCACCATCCTGGCCATCCGTCGTAACTGGAAGGAAGATGATGAGCTGCGCCTCAAACGCCAACACTTCGTGCACTACCAGTACATTCCTGGTTTCGGTGCCTATGGCTTCGGTCTGTTCCATCTCATTGGAGGCTATGCCAAGTCGGCCACATCAATCATGCGTCAGCTGGTGGACGCTGGAACGTTGTCTAACTTGCCCGGCGGTCTCAAGTCACGGGGACTTCGCATCAAAGGTGATGACACTCCAATTGCACCGGGCGAGTGGCGCGATGTAGACATCGGCTCTGGCGCGATGCGCGACAACATCTTGCCGCTGCCATACAAGGAGCCATCTGGCGTCTTGGCAGCCTTGATGGACAAGATCGTGGAGGAAGGCCGTCGCTTTGCGTCTACCGCGGACATGAACATCTCCGACATGAGTGGTCAGGCCCCAGTTGGCACGACCCTTGCTTTGTTGGAGCGTCAGCTCAAGGTGATGACAGCCGTGCAGGCGCGCGTGCACTACGCCTTGAAGCAAGAGCTTCAGTTGCTGGCCGAGATCATTCGTGACTACAGCGACGACAGCTACAACTACGAGCCAGAGAGCGGCAGCCCGCGCGCGAAGAAGTCTGACTACAACCACGTCGACATCATCCCCGTGAGCGACCCCAATGCTGCGACCATGTCACAGCGCGTTGTGCAGTACCAAGCTGTCATTCAGATGGCTCAGATGGCACCTGACATCTATGACCTGCCTCAGTTGCACCGCAAGATGCTTGAGGTGTTGGGCATCAAGAACGCAGACAAGCTCGTGCCGTTGGAAGACGACCAGAAGCCCAAGGACCCTGTGTCCGAGAACATGGCGTTGCTCAAGAACGAGCCGGTCAAGGCGTTCATGTACCAAGACCACGAGTCGCACATCAAGGTGCACATGTCGGCCATGCAGGACCCAACGATTGCCCAGCTGATCGGCCAGAGCCCCAAGGCTGCGCAGATTCAAGCGGCTGCCATGGCACACATCGCCGAGCACGTTGGCTTTGCCTACCGCCAGAAGATCGAGCAGCAGATGGGCGTGGCTTTGCCACCCGAGGACGAGAAGCTGCCACCGGAAGTCGAGTTGGCCTTGTCGAACATGATGGCCCAGGCCGCGCAACAAGTGTTGCAGCAGAGCCAAGCGCAGGCTGCCCAGCAGCAGGCACAGCAACAAGCACAAGACCCTGTGGTGCAGATACAACAGCAAGAGTTGCAGATCAAACAAGGCGAGTTGGCGATCAAGGAGAAGAAGCTCCAGATCGACGCGGCCGCGCAGGCAGACAAGTTGCAGTTGGAGGAGAAGAAGTTGGCAGTCATGGCCGCTGGCCAAGCCGACAAGCTCGCCGCTGACCAAGAACGAGACGGTGTCCGCATGGGCATCGACATCGCACGGAGCCATCACGAGAAGGCTCAACAAAAACAGCAACCACAGGAGAAGCCAACTAAATGATTTCCGAATTCGCACGCGTATTGCGCGAACAGATACGCACCGATATGAACAACTACTGTGACGACCTCGCCAGCGGGGTCTGCCAGTCGTTCGACCAGTATCAAAAACTCTGTGGGGTGATTCAGGGTCTAGCCCAAGCAGAGCGTTACATCATCGACCTTGCAACGAAAGTGGAGAAAGCAAATGACGAATCCTAACGAAGCAGGCCTCATCCTGCCACCAGGTATCGCGCTACCAGAGCACATCAAACCGGTCGACGCACCGGATGAAGGTGCTGACAACGAAACCAAAGCAGGTGCACTGCCAACGCCAACAGGTTGGAAGCTGCTCTGTGTGGTCCCAGAAGTGGACGAGAAGATCGCGGGCACGTCCCTCGATTTGATTCGTGATGCTGCAAGCATGCGTCAAGAAGAGCACGGCACCACCGTGTTGTTCGTGCTGCGTGTGGGTCCAGACGCGTATAAAGACACAACCAAGTTCCCCGCAGGCGCGTGGTGCAAGGCCGGTGACTTCGTGCTCGTGCGTACGTATTCCGGTACGCGTTTCAAAATTTTCGGAAAAGAATTCCGCCTGCTCAATGACGATCAGGTAGAAGCTGTTGTGCAAGACCCCCGCGGTATCACCCGCGCTTAAGGAGAAACTATGAGCCTGAAAGACGAGTTCGAGTTCCCGGACGAGATCGAAGAGAAGAAAGCCGCCGCCGGCGGTGAAGTCTCAACGAACGAATCCGACGACTTCGAAATTGAAATTGTTGATGACACCCCCGCGCAAGACCGTGGCCGCAAGCCATTGGAGCGTGAGGTGGAGGACCCTTCAGAAGACGAGATCGACTCGTACTCTGACGGCGTGAAGAAACGCATCAAGGAACTGACGCATGCGCGCCACGACGAGCGCCGTGCCAAAGAGGCCATTCTCCGAGAGAAGGAAGAGCTTGAGCGGGTCACACAACAGCTGATTGAGGACAACAAACGTCTGAAGCAGACTGTGCACAGCGGTACCGAGCAGTTCATTTCTCAGGCCAAGACATTGGCTGAGTCTGAGCTGGAGGCAGCTAAGCGCAAGTACAAGGAGGCGCATGAGGCGTTCGATGCTGATGCCATGGTTGAGGCGCAAGCCGCGATGATGGCAGCCCAGTTGAAAATGGCTGACGCAAATAAATTTAAGCAACCCCCTTTACAAGAGCGTGAAGTTGAGGTACAAACTACCCATCGCGAACCCCAACGCGCGCAACTTGACGAAAAAACCTTGCGCTGGCAAGCTAAAAACCAGTGGTTCGGTTCCGCGGGGTACGAAGAAGTTACCAGCTATGCGCTAGGGCTGCACCAAAAGCTAGTGAACTCAGGCATCACTCCCGCCAGTGATGTCTACTTCGAGCAGATTGATGCTCGCATGAAGTCAAAGTTCCCTGAGATTCTCGGGGTAGACGAAGACAAGCCGCGTACCGGTGAAGTCTCCAAGAAACCAGCGACGGTTGTTGCAGGTGCTACGCGCTCTACGGGCGCGAAAAAAATCCAATTGACATCAACGCAGGTTGCACTTGCGAAGAAGTTTGGACTTACCCCTCAACAATATGCCGCCGAATTGGCAAAAATGGAGAAATCAAATGGCTGAAAACCGTACACCTCGTGATTTGACATCACGCGAAAAAAATGCTCGTGCTGTATACGTACCGCCGACATCTCTGCCCGACCCAACACCTGAACCCGGTTATGTGTATCGCTGGATTGCGACACACGTTCTTGGCCAGGCTGACCCATCCAACGTGTCTCGCAAGATGCGCGAAGGCTGGCAACCGGTTCGAGCAGAGGACCATCCAGAACTGCAATTGTTCGGTAACGAAAAGACCGGAAACGTGGAAATTGGCGGCCTCATGCTCTGCAAGATGCTGACCGAACAAGCCCGTGCCCGCGATGAGTACTACAACCAACAAGCGCAGAACCAGATGGATTCAGTGGACAACCACTTCATGCGAAACAATGACCCCCGTATGCCTCTGTTCAGCGACCGCAAGTCAACGACCAGTCGCGGAGGTGGTTTTGGTTCAGGTTCAAAGTAACTTAGGAGTCCTTAAATGGCATCTACCGCTTCTCCCTACGGCCTCCGTGCCGTAAATGAGTTGGGCGGCCTACCTTATGCTGGTAGCACCCGTTCGTTCCTCATTAACCCTGCTGGCTACAGCAACAACATCTTCAATGGCAGCATTGTGTTTGTTGGTTCTGATGGCTATTTGCAACTCGTGACCGGCACTGGTGCTGATGCCACGACTAACTCATTCCCAGGCTCTGGTACCTTGACTGGTGCCGTCGGCGTGTTCGTGGGTTGCTCGTACGTCAACGCACAAGGTCAAATCATCTACTCTCAGTACTACCCTGCCAACACAACTGGTGTGGTGAGTGCTTTGGTGATCGACGACGACCGCACAGTGTTCCAAGTGCAAGCTAACGGCTCTTTGGCCCAAACAACTTTGGGTAACAACGTGTTCTTGGCTAACGCTCAGTCCACTAGCACAGGCTCTACCACCACTGGTAACAGCAACGTTGCCGTGTCGGCATCTTCTGTGACTACCACCGCTGCTTTCCGCATCGTTGGTTTCGTGAACAGCACCACTTCTCAAGTGGGCGACGCTTACACAGACGTGTTGGTGAAGTTCAACCCCGGCTACCACAGCTATAGCAACGCTGTCGGCGTCTAATTAGGAGCACATAAATGGCTATTTCACGCGCACAACTGCTCAAAGAATTGCTGCCCGGCCTGAACGCTTTGTTCGGCATGGAGTACGCACGCTACGGCGAAGAGCACAAAGAAATCTACGAAACAGAGAAATCTGAGCGTAGCTTCGAAGAAGAAACCAAGTTGGCCGGCTTCGGTGCAGCTCCTGTTAAGAACGAAGGTTCTGCCATTGCTTATGACAATGCGCAAGAAGCGTTCACAGCGCGCTACAACCACGAAACCATCGCCTTGGGTTTCTCGATCACTGAAGAAGCGATTGAAGACAACTTGTACGACAGCCTGTCTGCTCGTTACACCAAGTCTTTGGCTCGCGCCATGGCCTATACCAAGCAAGTGAAAGCTGCTGCCGTTATCAACAACGGTTTCAGCGGTAGCTACTTGGGTGGTGACGGTGTTTCTTTGTTCGGCGTCAGCTCTGGCGGCTCACGTGTTGGTCACCCACTGGTTAACGGCGGCGTGAACTACAACAGCCCAACCACAGGCGTTGACTTGAACGAGACATCATTGGAAAACGCTGTGATTCAAATCGCTGCGTGGACTGATGAACGCGGTCTGTTGATCGCTGCTAAGCCAGTCAAGATGGTGATTCCACCTGCCTTGATGTTCGTTGCTAAGCGTTTGTTGGATACCGAACTCCGCGTCGGTACTGCTGACAACGACATCAACGCGTTGAAGCAAATGGGTGCTATCCCTGGTGGCTACACCGTCAACCACTTCTTGACCGACAGCAATGCCTGGTTCTTGACGACTGACGTGCCAAACGGCTTGAAGCACTTCGAGCGTTCCGCTTTGACTAACAGCATGGACGGTGACTTTGACACTGGCAACGTGCGTTACAAGGCTCGCGAGCGTTACAGCTTCGGTTGGTCTGACCCCCTCGGTGTTTGGGGTTCTGCCGGCGCCTAATCGGCAAAAACTAGAAAAGGGAGCCTTGTGCTCCCTTTTCTTTTGGAGTATATTCAACCCATCCCGGGAATCCCGGTGTATCTGACGGCTCCGGGGCCGACGACATGCAGACAGATACGCCTAACTTGCATGTAAGGAAAACACATGGCTAATACCACATTCACCGGCCCAGTACGGTCCGAAAACGGCTTCCAATCCATCACCACAGACGCTACTACTGGTGCAGTCACCATCGACGCAGCTTTCGGTGACGCTGTTGTTCTCAACACACAATCTTTGTCTGGCGCCGGCGCAGTCAACGTGACTTCCGCTTTCACTGCCCTGACAACCACTGGTTCAGCACAAGCCTTGACTTTGGCCAACGGTTCTGCTGGCGAAATCAAGATCATCACTCACGTGGTTGATGGCGGTTCCGCAGTCTTGACCCCCACCACAAAAATTGGTTTCTCCACCATCACGTTCACAAACGTTGGTGAGTCTGCCATGTTGGTGTACACCGCTGCTGGTTGGGCAATCGTTGCTTTGAATGGCGCTGTTGCAGCCTAATTGATCTCGGGGGCTTCGGCCCCCTGTTTTAAAGGAGATTGATATGACAATGCAAGGCGACGTACAGTCCAAGCACGTTAACGCTTCAGGGTCTATTTACGACCAGCGCACACGTGTCAAAGGCTTTTCTATCTGCGCAACCGCAAGCCAAGCAGGCACACTTCTGTTGAAAGACGGCGGTTCTAGCGGAACAACTCGGATTGAGATCGACATCCCGTCGAACTCAAATCCAAACTCTTTCTATGTGGCCATCCCGCAAGAAGGTGTGTTGTTCACAACCAACGTTTACGCCACACTGACGAACATTGCAAGTGTGACTGTTTTCTACGGTTAAGGTGCCACATGAAAGACCCATTCGCAAACATGGACGAGTCATTGAAGCACCTTGTTGACGGGGTGTCTGTCATTGCTACTGTTGGAACACTGATCGAAATGCTTCCCTCAATCGCCGCACTTTTTACGATTGTCTGGACGGGCATCCGTATCTACGAGACCAATACGGTCCAGCGTTTGTTGGGTCGCAAAGGGGGCGAAGATGGCGAGAGCTGATCTTCAGAAGGTAAACCAACGCAAGACCGATCACGGGTCTAATCAACTTTTCAAAGAAGGAGGCCAAATCATGGCTACAAAGAACAACGGCATCACTAAGGCCAAAATGGGTTCAGTCCGTACTGCTGCTCCAAGCAAAGACGGTATCGCCGCCAAGGGTAAAACCAAAGGTAAGCAGATCGTCATGAAGGGTGGCAAGCCACTCGGCATGTGCGGTGGCGGCATGGCCAAGAAGAAGTAATCATCATGATGGCCAGTCGCGGTATGGGGGACATCGCCCCCTCCAAGATGCCTAAACCAACCACCATCGAGCGTAAAGACGACCCGAACAAGGTCATGAAGTACGCCAAGGGTGGTTGGATTAAAGACGCCATCAAGAAGCCCGGTGCTCTCCATGAGCAGATGGGTGTTCCCAAAGGCGAAAAAATCCCAGCGAAGAAGCTGGCTGCCGCGGCTAAAAAGCCTGGCAAGCTCGGCCAACGCGCACGTCTCGCTGAGACGCTCAAGGGGTTCAAGTAATGGCTACCAAGTCCAGCTCCAAGGTCAACGCCGCAGGTAACTACACAAAGCCGAGCCTTCGCAAGAAGATCGTGTCTCAGGTAAAAGCCGCGGCCACACAAGGCACGAAAGCTGGGCAATGGTCTGCGCGTAAAGCGCAGCTTGTCGCCAAGAAGTACAAGGCCGCTGGCGGAGGGTACAAGGATTGAAAGCCCCTCAGAAATCGCTCAAGGATTGGACTGCTCAGAAGTGGACCACCAAATCCGGCAAGCCGTCTTCCAAGACGGGTGAGCGCTATTTGCCTGAGAAAGCAATCAAGGCTTTGTCTCCAGCAGAATATGCAGCAACTACTGCGGCCAAGCGCAAAGGCAAGGCGGCAGGGAAGCAATTTGTGAAGCAGCCACCCAAAGTGGCGGCAAAGACCAAGGGGTTCAGATAATGGCTAAGACACCTGCATGGCAGCGCAAAGAAGGCAAGTCCGAGAAGGGCGGCCTGAACGCTAAGGGGCGTGCCTCGTACAACAAGGCGAACCCTGGTAAGCCGGGTTTGAAGGCTCCACAGCCCGAAGGCGGTGCTCGCAAGAAATCATTCTGCGCGCGCATGTCTGGCATGAAGGCCAAGCTGACTTCTGAGAAGACAGCCAAGGACCCCAACAGCCGTATCAACAAAAGCCTTCGGGCATGGAAATGCTAAATGGCAAATACCTCTGGAACCACAGGATTCAACCTTGACTTGACAGAACTGGTCGAGGAGGCGTTCGAGCGCGTGGGCTCGGAGATGCGCACAGGTTATGACCTCAAGACTGCACGTCGCAGTCTGAACCTTTTGTTCGCCGACTGGGCGAACCGTGGCGTGAACATGTGGACGTTTGAGCAGGGCACGATCAACCTCGTGCAAGGCCAGAACACATACGCATTGCCCAACGATACCGTGGACCTGCTCGAACATGTGATTCGCACGCAGGCCAACCAGTCAGCCAACCAAGCGGACTTGACGATCACACGTATCAGTGTTTCTACCTACGCGACTCTCCCAAACAAGCTGCAACAAGCCCGCCCCATTCAGGTGTGGGTGCAGCGTATGGATGGTCAGATTTCACCAACCGGAGCATTGCTTGCCAGCACCATCACTGCGACAGATACCACCATCACTCTGGACACCGTTGTTGGACTTCCGGCAACCGGTTTCATCAAGATTGACAACGAGTTCATCCAGTACGGCTACATCGACGGCAACACGCTCTACAGCTGCTTCCGCGGGCAAAACAACTCCACGGCAGCTTCCCATTCTGCTTCAACCGCTGTCTACTGGGCCAAACTCCCAGCAGTGACCGTGTGGCCTACGCCTGACAACTCGCAGCCCTATCAGTTCGTGTACTGGCGCATGCGCCGCGTGCAAGACGCCGGCGGCGGTGTCAACGTGATGGATGTGCCCTTCCGCTTTGTGCCCTGCATGACCGCGGGCCTGGCCTACTACTTGGCGCTCAAAGTGCCGAGTGGTTTCAACCGTTTGGACGTGCTCAAGATGCAGTACGACGAGGCTTGGGCCAACGCTGCGCAAGAAGACCAAGAGAAGGCTGCCGTGCGCTTTGTGCCGCGTCAGCAGTTCATTGGGGGCGGGTTCTAAGTGGGCAATCGGTTCTCATCCGGCAAGAACAGCATCGCCGAGTGCGATCGCTGTGGCTTCCGTTTCAAGCTGCACCAGCTTCGTCGTGAGGTCGTCAAGACCAAGAACTACGAGCTGCTTGTTTGCGGCCCATGTTGGGACCCCGATCAGCCTCAGCTCCAGTTGGGTATGTACCCTGTGGATGACCCACAAGGTGTGCGTAATCCACGACCAGACCGAAGCTACACCGCCTCGGGCATTTTGCCCAGCGGGTACCAAGGTGAAGGCAGTCGAAACACACAGTGGGGTTGGAACCCTGTTGGTGGCTCGAAGTTTTTTGATGACCCACTCACGCCAAACAACTTGGCATTGGTGGTGGAAATTGGTACAGTCAGTATCGTAACGACGTAAGGAGCCGACCATGGCAAAGAGCGATAGCAAAGAAGACATGAAGATGGACAAGAAGCAAGATGTTGCCCTCATCAAGAAGGCCATCAAGCAACACGACAAGCAAGAGCACAAAGGCGGCAAAGGTACGACTTTGAAGCTGCGCGCTGGTGGCAAGACCAACAGTGACATGCTGAAGATGGGTCGTGGTTTGGCTAAAATTGCAAATCAAAAATCGAAAGGCTAATCATGGCCAAGATCAACAACAAACCTGCCGCTGCTTACGCAAAGCCACACACCATGTCCGGCAAACCCGTGACTGTAAAAAGTGTTGCGGCTGGCGAGAGCGATAACAAAAAATATAACCGCGACATGAACGTGTCAGTGGCGAACAGTCACAGCAACGACTACAAACCAACCAAGACTTCGGGTATCAAAATCCGCGGTACTGGTGCAGCTACCAAGGGCGTGATGGCTCGTGGACCAATGGCATAAAACATGACCTACGACGAACTTTACGCAGCGATTCAGTCTTATACGGAAAACCAATTTCCAGAGACCTACTTGGCCGACGGTACGGCTGTGTCTACCAAGACGCAGCTCGACACCATCATCAAGCAGGCGGAGCAGCGCATCTACAACTCGGTGCAGTTCCCGGCGTTGCGGAAGAACGTTACAGGCAGTTTGACGGCCGGCAACAAATACCTCTCGTGTCCAAACGATTTCTTGTCCACATACTCGGTCGCTGTGATTGACCCCACGGGCGCGTATGAGTATCTGCTGAACAAGGACGTCAACTTTATTCGCCAAGCGTACCCAAACCCTAACGACCAGGCGTTCCCTCAGTACTACGCTTTGTTCGGACCAACGGTAACTGGTGGTGCTATAACCAATGAGTTGTCTTTCATCCTGGGTCCAACACCTGATTCATCTTATGGTGTTGAGTTGCACTACTACTATTACCCTGAGTCGATTGTGACGGCAGGTTCTACGTGGTTGGGCGACAACTTCGACAGCGTGCTGTTGTACGGTTGTTTGGTTGAGGCGTACACCTACATGAAGGGTGAGGCTGACATCATGGCGTTCTATGACGCCAAGTACAAAGAAGCACTTGCATTGGCCAAGCGTCTTGGTGATGGTCTGGAGCGCGGCGACGCGTATCGTGACGGGCAAACTAAACTCAAGGTCACGACATGACAATCGCTCAAGCTGCTACCAACACATTTAAGCTAGGGCTGCCAAAAGGCGATTTCGATTTTGACGTGGATACGTTCAAGATCGCGTTGTACACCGGTGCAGCTTCGATCGGTCCCGACACAACCGCGTACACCACAGACGGTGAAGTAGTTGCGTCTGGCTACACCGCGGGCGGAGAGACGCTCACGGTAACACAGGTGCCTACGATTGGAAACCAAACAGGCGTCGCTACGGTGTACCTGTCCTTTGCCAACGTCACTTGGACTTCAGCGCTGACCGCCCGCGGTGCGTTAATTTACAAGTCGGGTTCAGGCAACCCGTCGGTTTGCGTTCTCGATTTTGGTGCCGACAAGACTTCAACAACCACTTTCACGGTACAGTTCCCTGCTGCTACCAACACAGCGGCGATCATCCGCATCTCGTAAGGACCTATCATGCACAAAGAACTCTCAGGCTTCGGCGATCACGCAGTTGCCACAATGCAATCAAACGTCACTGTGCCAGAAGGCATGGGTATTGAAGGCCACTACCATGTTGTGTGCCATGACAAAGACGGCAACTTGAAGTGGGAAGAAAAGTTCCCCAACCTGGTTGTTGCTGTTGGTAAGCAACTGATGTTGGACACCTTGTTGAAAGGCTCCAGCTACACCGTTGTGGGCCCATACCTCGGTTTGATTTCTGGCACAGGCAACACATTCGCTGCGGCTGACACCATGTCGAGCCACGCTGGCTGGTCTGAGTTCACGCCATACACAGTTGGTGGCTCTGCTGTTCGCGGCACGGCCGTGTTTGGTTCTGCTACGTCATCTGGTTTGACTCCATCGAACGTGACCACTTCTGCCGCATCGGCAATCACGTACACCATTACTGGTGGCGGTGGTGTGGTTGGTGGTTGTTTCTTGGTTACCGGTGCTGGCGCATCGTCAACGATCAGTAACACCTCGGGTACGTTGTACAGTGCGGGCGCGTTTGCTACCGCCAAGACTACAACTGCTGGCGACACTGTTAGCGTCACATACAGCACAACAGCAACATCTTAAGGAGTCCTAGATGGCTCTGGTTCTAGCAGATCGCGTCCAAGAGACCACAGCGACCACCGGCACAGGCAGCCTCACTTTAGGTGGCGCTGTCTCAGGCTATCAGTCATTTGCTGTTGTTGGCAACGGGAACACTTGTTACTACACGATTGTAAATGGCAGTGCGTGGGAGGTAGGCATCGGCACGTACTCGACTACGGGGCCGTCCTTAGCGCGCACCACGGTGTTGTCGAACTCAAACAGTGACACATCGCCGATCACGCTGTCTGGTGCCTCTTCAGTATTCGTCACTTACCCTGCTGAACGGTCTGTTAACCTCGACGCGTCTGGTAACGTCAGCCCTCTGGGCACGATTACCTCAGCCGTTTGGAATGGTTCTACCGTTGGTGTCGCCTACGGCGGAACGGGCGTAACTACATCCTCTGGCGCAAACTCGGTTGTGTTGCGTGACTCTAACGCCAACAGCACATTCAACAACTTCATCACAGGTGCGGTGGCAGTTACCGCAGCGGCAGGCACTACTGTTTTAACAGCGGCTTCTGCGCGTACGCAGATTCTTGTCGGTTCAACGACACAGACATTCCAGCTCCCCAACGCCACAACGATGGCGCTTGGACAGAGTTTCGTTTTTGTCAATAACTCTTCCGGCGTGCTGACAGTCAAGGACAATGCTTCGGCTACCGTTGAGACTGTGCCTTCCGGCGGTGTTACACAACTTGGTGCAGTGAGCATTGCTACGTCTGCTGGTTCATGGGGCGCATACTCGTTCATCCCAGCGGCCGTTGACTGGGGCACAAACGCATTGAATTTGGCCACCACGGTTATTTCTGGTGGTACGTGGCAAGGCGGTGTCATTCAACCAGCGTACGGTGGCACAGGCTTGACCACCTTCGTAGCAGCCAACAATGCACTCTATTCGTCCGGTGCAGGCTCTTTGACTGCTGGCACGTTGCCAGTGGCCGCGGGTGGTACTGGCATCACGTCCTTGACAACCAACTACATCCCCGTTGGTAACGGTACTTCTGGTTTTACATCTTCCAGCTCTTTGCAGTTTGCAAGCGGTGTGTTAGTCGTTGGCGGTTCCTCGGTTCTTGGCGGCGCAACAAACCCCATCACCGCCTTTACAGGTAACACCAACAACTACATCCAGACGTACGTATACAACCAGAGCACAGGTACAAGCGCCTCCGCTGACTTTGTTGCGTACACAGACAACAGCACCGACGCGCATGGTTGGGCCGACATGGGCTTCACAAGCTCAACATACGCTGACCCCGTTTACACAGTCACAGGCCCTAACGAAGCCTACGTGCTCGGCTCAGCGCTCAACAGCAGCTTCACAGGTAACTTGGTCTACGCGACCGATTCGACAGGCTCAACCAATGCACACCAGTGGTACGTGGGTGGCTTTACCCAGCTCAAGTCCGCTTGGAAGATGCAGCTCACCTCGACAGGTTTGCAGTTGGCCAACGCGCTGGCTACAGCCTATGGCGGTACGGGTTCGACATCCACAACCTACTGTTCTCTGACCACAAACGTGTCTGGCACCTTGCCGGTCGCCAACGGCGGTACAGGCAACACCTCTGGCCAAGCTGCTTCGGTAGCAAATGCACACACTGCTGGTACAGGTTTGAGCGGTTCAACATTTAACGGCTCTGCGGCCGTTACTTGGAATTTAGCCAACACGGCTGTCACGCCTGGTTCATACACCAACGCAAGCATCACTGTTGACGCGCAGGGGCGTTTAACTTCGGCCTCTAGTGGTTCTAGCGGCGTTACATCGGTCACAGGCACCTCTCCGGTTGTGTCTTCTGGTGGTGCAACACCAGCGATCAGTTTGGCTTCTGGCTACGGTGACACACAAAACCCGTTCGCATCTAAGACGGCCAACTTCTTCCTTGCTGCACCAAATGGGTCTGCGGGTGCACCAACGTTCCGCGCTATTGTTGCTGCCGATGTGCCAACACTGAATCAGAACACGACCGGTTCTTCGGCATCTGTTTCCGGTTCAGCCGCGCTTACCGTCCAGTCTAACTACCAAGCCGCCTTTAACACCACAACACCAGGTTTAGGCAACTACGGTATGCACTTTGGTGGGCAGACAACTGCTGACTATGCTGCTGGCATTACATGGAACGGCGGTACTGGTACGACTGGTGCACAAGCAGGTATCTATGTCCAAGGTTCAGGTGCTTATGGCACGAAGATGTACCTTGCCACAACCAGCAGTTATGCCACAGGCGCTCAGACAGCCCTAAGCATTGACCATGTAGGTAACGTGAACCTTCCTCGCGGGTCCTTTACGGCGATCGGCAACGTCACAGCCTACTCAGATGAGACACTGAAGACGAACTGGCGAGACCTCCCCGCAGATTTCGTTGAGCAACTTGCCCGCGTTAAGCACGGTACCTATGACCGTACGGATGTGCAAGTCACACAAGACGGTATCTCAGCACAGTCACTCAAACCGTTGTTGCCAAACTCTGTTGTCCGCGATGAAAATGGCAAGCTGTCAGTGAACTATGGCGGCGCAGCTATGGTCTCCGCAGTGCAGTTGGCCAAACGTGTGGTCGAACAAGATGTGCGCATCGCCAAGCTCGAAGCCGCATTGGCTAAATTACTGGAGCTGTGATTGTTTGGTATCTCTGCATTTGCACAAACGCCTTTCGCGTCGCTTGCGGGGAACTCTTACGCCCTGTCACTTGTTGAAGACATCCAAGCGGCTGACTCCAGCACCCAGCTTTCGGCGTACAACGTATCAGTCGCAGAAGACCTATTCCTTGAAGACCTAGCCTCGCTGGGCGGGTTGTTCTACCTAGACATCACTGAAGATTTTGGGTTGGACGACAGCAGCACGCAGGTTTGGGCGTTTGGTCAAAGCATCACCGAGGACTTTGCCGCCGCCGACACTGCTGACGTTGCTGCGCAGTTCGCCACTTCTTTGGTGGAAGACACCGCACTTGCTGACACACCCGACACCTACTTTGCGTTCTTGGAGAGCCTGACGGAAGCAACGGTATCTATTGGCGACTCGAACACACAGACTTGGGCGTTCTTGCAAACAATTGCAGAAAACATCGGCGTGGATGCGCCGGCAACCGTGACGGCCAGCTTCCCCCAAGCGATCACTGAGCCGCTGACCTCTGCGGATATACCCACTGCAACCGCACAATTTGCCCAGTCCGTGGCGGAGGCGTTTACTTCCGCGGATTCAGAGACACTCATTCAGCAATTCTTTGCTACCGTGACCGAAGCATTGGCGTCAGAGGAAAGCTCTGCGGCAGCCGTTCAGTTCACCCTTGATATTTTTGAGTTTTTAAACCCAGCCGATGCCATGAGCATCGTGGCACAGTTCCAAACGCTAGTTGTTGAAAACGTTCAGATGCTGGACAATAACGCTGTGACGGGATGGGTGAAAATCATTGACGCACAAACGGCAAACTGGGGCACAATTGGTGACAGCCAAACACCCGGATGGGCCGCAATCAGCTCTGCTCAGACAGCTACGTGGAACGCGATAAACGATGCGCAAACAGCAGGGTGGGGAACAATTTCTACCGACACACCCACACCGTGGAACAAGATTGACAACAGTCAGTAAAGGCTAAAAATGAGCAGCACATTCTCACCAGATTTACGTATTGAACTTATTGCCACCGGCGACCAAGCAGGCGTCTGGGGCACCACAACCAACACCAACCTCGGCACGCTACTCGAAAGCGCGATTGCGGGCTACACATCGGTGAGCGTGTCCTCTGCTAGTCAAGCACTGACAGCCAACTACGGCGCAGCCGATCAAGCACGCTTTGCAGCAATTGCGTTGACAACATCCACGGGCGCTAACTTTGCTGTTTACGCCCCACCAAGCCCAAAGCTGTACGTCATATACAACGCGTCGAGCTATACAGCTACGATCTACAACTCCACCGTTTTGGGTAACACCACTGCGGCTGGTACAGGCGTGGCCATCCCTGCTGGTAAGACGTTGACCATTTGGAGTGATGGCACGAACTTTGCCTTGCAATCAAACTACCTTGGCGGGTGCACAGGGCTGCCGGTTTCCACAGGTCTTTCTGGTCTTGGTACAAGCGTAGCAACCGCCCTAGCGGTCAACGTTGGTTCAGTAGGTGCGTTTGTCGTAAATGGGGGTGGCTTGGGTACACCAGCTTCTGGCACACTGACAAACTGCACGTTCCCAAATCTAACAGTCAATACAACAGGTAGCGCGGGTAGTTTGGCCACAACAAACTTTTCTGTGGTCGAGTCCGGTGGCAAGCTATATTTCAAGTACAACGGTACTTCGATTGCTTCATTGGATTCTTCTGGCAACTTCACTTCTTTGGCTGATGTAACTGCATTTGGGACACCTTAAACATGGCAACTTACCTTCCATCTTCTGGCGCGATTAGTATCAACGACATTAACACGTTATTTGGTCGTGGCGCTAATTTGGGTGCGTATCGCGGAACGACGTACTACACGTCCAGTGCAGGCCCGTTCACGTTTTCTGCTGGCGCTATCAGTATGAACAATTTTTATGGTACCGGCCCTACAGCCAACCGCGTTGCTATCAGTTACACGTTTAGCGCAAGCACGGCCAACGCCTCATTGAACGTGGCCGCAATTGGTGGTTACTCCGCTGGCAAATCAGACATCACCATCACGGTCAATAGCGGTGTGATTCTGTATGGTTCCGGTGGTGTGGGTCTCACGCTAACGGGCGGTACGTCAGGTGACACAATCACACTTGTCAACAACGGCTATATCGTTGGTGCAGGTGGTGGTAACGGTTCAGTGAACGTGGCCGGTAGTCCCGGTACAAACGCGCTTTCACTTGGTTTCGCTACCACGGTTAACAACCAATCCGGCTTTATTGGTGGTGGTGGCGGCTCCGGCGGCTCGAAGAGCACCATCGCCGGTGCTGGCGCTGGTGGTAACTCAACAAGTGGCGTGGGCGGCAACGGCACCACAAGCAACGCAAGCGCCTATTCACCGTGGATTTCTACAGGTGGCGGTGGCGGCTGGGGCGGTGCTGGTGGTGCTTGCTACCAAGGCAGCTCCAACAACTCTGGTGCGCCAAGCATTGCGGCGGGGGGTGGTCGCGGCGCAAACGGTGCGGACGGCAGCGGTTCTAGTGCGAAGGTTCTTCAATATGCTGGCGGTGCGGCGGGTAAGGCCGTGGCACTTAATGGAAACACAATCACTTGGGTTGGTGGCTCTGCCAGCTCTAGCCGTGCTTATGGGAGTGTGTCGTAATGTTCAAGGTATTCAACCCAATTACAGGGCAGCACACGGATGCGGTAACTATCGAACAGGCGCGTGTTATACGTGACGCTTTTGTTGCCGATTGGGTAAAGGGTTACTGCGTCATTCCAACGGTTAAAGGTGCCTACCTGTATGTTGATGGTTGGTTGTCTGATTTCTACCTGGCATATACGTTTATGTGCAGCAAACTCGACAAGACACCTGTTGCGTTTGACTCGATCACTGACCCCGACAGTTTAGGGCTTGAGCAGAACCACGCCATTTATAACTTAACCACACACGGTGTCTGGTCGCGCACGTTCCGCTACAACACTGAAGACGGCGCACTTTGGCACATCAAAGTACATGATGGTTCAGTGACTGATTGGTATAAAGCAGAAAGCGAAGTCAACGGTGTGCACCACGCTTGGGTTACTTTCGATTTGACCACGGGCGAACCTTTAGAGGTGTACGACAACGAAGCTGTGAACGTGCTCAAGAAAACTATCTTGAATGACCCAGATGCTCCTACAGTCACGACCACGTTCGTGACATTCGATGGGTTGCCTGACGGGTACAAGTCGGTTCTTGCGGATTGGCCACAACGCGATGCCATTTTCTCTTGGTCCAATCGTTTCTACGGGCAAATCGTCGAGTATGTTGAGAACCGATTCGTTGACCCTAGTACATGGCCCGCAGACATGATGGCTCAAAATGCTGCGTTGCGTGCGGCCGCGGCACAAGCGGCTGAGGAAAAAGGCAAGGAATTGGCCACTGTTGTTTTAGTCAACACAACTGACTCAGGCGACACCACTTGGACTCCTGTCAACATTCTTTGAAAGTGCCAAGCATGCTTCCGATTGTTGCATCCTTACTGACCACGCTCGCTGAAAACGGGCTTGTCCTGTTGTCATCTGCCATCCAAGCCAAAGGCAAAGAGGTGGTAGAGAACACGCTTGGCGTGAAGATTCCTGACAGCCCGACGCCAGAAGACATCAACAAGTTACGTCAAGCTCAATTCGACCACGAAGAACGTTTGATCGAACTCGGTATCGAGAAGGCCAAGCAAGACCTCGAAGGATTCAAAGCCGAGGTGCAGGACAAAGGCAGTGCCCGCGACCGCGACGCATGGTTCATCAAGATGGGCCAACACAACTGGCGTGCGGACATCATGTTTTTCATGGCCGTAGTGGTCGTGGCTTGCCTTGTCTGGATTGTGTGGAAAGACGAAACGCTCAGTGAGTACGTCAAAGGCATCTTCACGCTGGTGCTCGGACGGTTCCTCGGTTACCTAGACAACATTTACAACTTCGAGTTCGGTACCACGCGTGGCAGCCAGAGCAAAGATGCAACGATCAAAAACTTGAGTGGGGGTTCCCAATGAGCCTGAACCAAGAGCAAGCTGCGTTTTTGCTGGATGCCTGCAAGCTGATTACCTACGCCACGGCCCAAGGATTCACCGTTACCGGCGGTGAGTTAGCGCGCACACCTGAGCAGCAAGCCATTTACCTTAAAACTGGTCGCTCAAAAACAATGATGTCCAACCATCTGAAGCGTTGTGCAATCGACCTGAACTTCTTTAAAGATGGACAGCTCGTATGGGACCGCGCTACACTTGCTCCATTGGGTGCGTACTGGGAAAGCCTTAACCAAAAGAACCGCTGGGGCGGTAACTTCAAATCACTGGTGGACTGCCCGCACTTTGAGCGCAACGTGGGATAAAGATGCCTTTACAGAAACTCCAATTCCGCCCCGGTGTAAACCGTGAAGGCACGACCCTTACTAACGAGGGTGGCTGGTTTGAGTGCGACAAGATTCGCTTTCGTTCTGGCTATCCAGAGAAGCTCGGTGGATGGGCTCGAGATACGGGTGTTACGGCTTCGACTCTACAGCCGCCTACAGGCTCGTATTGGGGTGTTGCACGTTCTATGTGGAACTGGGAGTCCCTGGCTGGGCAAAACCTGCTGAGTGTGGGTACAAACCTCAAGTACTACGTGCAGAACGGCCCAAACGGTTACTTCTACGACGTCACGCCGATTCGACAAACGGATACTGGCATCACGAACGCCTTTACAACAACGAACGCTTCTACCACTGTCACCGTCAATGACCCTGGCCATGGTGCCTCAAATAACGACTTTGTGACCATCTCAGGAGTGGGCGGTTCGGTTAACGGTATTCCCGCCGCTAGTTTGAACAAAGAGTTCCAGATCACATACCTGAACTCAAACCAATACAACATCGTCGTAAACGCCCCTGCCACGTCTTCTGGCACGACTGGCACCGCCACGTTTACGTACCAGATCAACACTGGTTTGGACGTCTACTCTTTCGCCACAGGTTGGGGTGCAGGGACTTGGGGCGGTGTCGTTACTGGCTCAAAGGTAACAACACTCAACGGCACCATTAACAGCAGCGCCACATCCATCGTGTTGACTTCGGCAACAGGGTTCACGTCCACTGGCACCGTAGTGATCGACGCAGAGTCAATCACGTATTCTGGTATCACTTTAAATACGCTGACTGGGTGCACTCGCGGGGCAAATGGTACAACTGCTGCGGCGCACACATCTGGCGCTACCGTCACTCAAGTAACCTCAGCATTTTCGGGTTGGGGCACATCGTCTACGTCCGGCGCTGTTGGTCAACAGTTGCGTTTATGGAGCCAATCAAATTACGGTCAAGATTTAATCTTCAACCCGCGCGGTGGGGCGATGTACTACTGGGCGGTGAACGCGAACGTCAACATATTTGATCGGGCAACCGTGATGAAGGCCGGCAATCTAATCCCAGGTTCCGGCAGTGTTACATACGACTCAACAACGCCATCACTGGTCAACTTTGTCATGGTATCGGACGCTTCGCGTTTTGTGATTGCCTTCGGCACGAACGACCCCTCCGGTGCGCTATTCCCAGCGACACAAGACCCTCTGCTTATTCGCTGGTCACAGCAAGAGCAGTTTTACACGTGGACTCCGGCGGCGACCAACCAAGCGGGTGATTACCGCTTGAGTAACGGTTCACAAATCATCACTGCGTTGCAGACCCGCCAAGAAATTTTGGTTTGGACTGATGCGGCGGTGTACTCGATGCAGTACCTTGGCCCACCCTACGTTTGGGGTTTCCAAATCATGGGAAGCAACATTTCAATTGCTGGTCCCAACGTGGTGGCCACGGCAAACAACGTCACCTACTGGATGGGCACGGACAAGTTCTACATGTACTCAGGTCGTGTGGAGACTTTGCCTTGCGCGCTGCGCCAGTATGTGTACGACGACATCAACATGGAGCAGTCGTATCAGTTTTTTGCTGGTACGAACGAGGGCTACAACGAGATTTGGTGGTTCTATTGCTCGGCCAACAGCACCGTGGTGGACAAGTACGTTATCTTCAACCACTTGGAGCGCACTTGGTACTACGGCACGATGGAACGCAGCGCATGGCTCGATAGCCCGTTGCGTTCAGAACCCATGGCTGCGGCGTACGGCGGCCAGCTTCAGTATCACGAGACAGGGAATGATGATGGGACCACTTCTCCTCCTAGCCCTATCGTGTCTTATTGCCAGTCTTCCGATTTTGATATTGGGGATGGTCATAATTTTGGCCTGGTGACCCGCATCATCCCTGATGTGACCTTTGATGGTTCTAGTGTGGCTCAGCCTACTGTGACGTTTGGTGTTCGCCCTCGTCAGAACCCCGGCGCCAACTACGGTAGCTCGGACAACCCAAGCGTGGTTAGTGTCAACAACTACTTGAACCAGCGCTACTACAACGTGCAGCAATTCACACAGTACGTGTACGTTCGCGTTCGTGGGCGTCAGATGGCGTTTCGTGTTGGTTCAGACGGTCTCGGTGTGGCATGGCAGTTGGGTGCCCCTCGTCTTGACGTACGCCCAGATGGTCGGAGATAACTATGGCAAGCAAAAACTCAACTGCCCCTCGCCTGCCCGCCGCGCCTGTCGAATACAGCCAGCAATATATGGACCAACTCACAAACGTGCTTCGTTTGTATTTCACTCAGTTGGATAACCCATCACCTATGCTGGCGTCGTCGCAAGGCGTCGGCACAACGCAAGTGGTTACGGCACTCACATTCGCCCAACCAGACCCTGCTAACCCAGGTCAGTTCAAGATCAGCCTACCCACACAAGCTGATTTGTCGAACCTAAAATCAGGTGACTTGTATTGTGATACCACGATTCCTGGCACTAGCTACCCAGTACGTATCAAGGCATAATATGCACAACCCCTTTCCAGCGAGGCACCCATGAGCCTTCATCACGCAGCACAACACTTAGCCGCGCAAGGCCGTGGCCCTGACAGCACCCTCGTACACATGGCCCCACGTGAGGTTCAAGGCTTGCAAGCTTTGGCTAAAGCCCATGGTGGTTCCCTGACGATCAACCCACAAACAGGTTTGGCTGAGGCTGGCTTCCTATCCAACATTCTCCCAGCGGTGATTGGTGTCGGACTGACCGCTGCTACTGGTGGCGCCGCCGCACCTTGGATGATTGGTGCTGGCGTTGGTGGTCTTCAAGCATTGCGCACAGGTTCATTGAGTCAAGGTCTCATGGCCGGTATGGGTGCGTACGGTGGTGCTGGCTTGGCCAGTGGTTTGACTTCCATGGGTGCGGAGAGTGCGGCCAACGAACTGGCCAACGCCAATCAAGCCGCGGCAACGAGCATGGGACCTGACGCCAATGCTCGCGATGTCCTCATGGCCCGTGACACAACTGCGGCCAACGCAGCAATGACAAACGCCGCACAAGCTCCGATGCAGACAGGTTTACAGGCAGCCGCCAATAACCCAGGCGGCTATATTGATGCTACTGGTGGTGGCATGCAGACAGCCAAATATGCAGCAGCCGCGGCAGCACCTGCTATGGGTGGCCTAATGGCTCCCCAAAACACAGTGCCAGGAACAGAGCATTACACCGGTCCTCTCAGCAAATACCGCATGGCTGACGACTACAGCTCGTACAACCCGATACCACCCAACCCATACTACCAAGCGCAGTACAAAACATACGCTGGTGGTGGTCCTGTGGAACAGATGTCGAACGCTAACGCGATCGGTGAGAACACAGGCTTCCCCATGGCCGACATTCATCAAGGTGCATACGCTACACCATGGCAGACACCAATGAGTCAGAACGTTGTTCAAGGCACGGCCGATACTGGTGTGGACCAAGTGACCGGCGAAGAAAACCGTTTTGCTGGCGGTGGTGGCATCTCCGATTTGGGTGGCTACTCTGACGGCGGCCGCATGTTGAGAGGCCCTGGCGATGGTATGTCTGATTCGATTCCTGCTCAGATTGGCGGCAAGCAGCCTGCGCGTCTTGCTGACGGTGAGTTCGTAGTTCCAGCCGACGTGGTGTCTCACCTCGGTAATGGCTCGACTGACGCCGGCGCCAAGCAGCTCTACAAGATGATGGACCGCATCCGTCAACAGCGCACAGGCAAAAAGAAACAGGCACCAGAAGTCAACCCAAGTAAGGCCATGCCGGCATGAATATCGGTTTGATTCCTGTAGGACAAGTGGCCGGCATCATCCCGGCCCTTTTGCCTTATTTACAGGAGTCCCAAGAGTGGACCAAAGGCCGTGCGACGGTCGATGACATCTTGCGCTTTATCCTCAACGGCAGTATGCACCTTTGGGTCGTACACAAAGACGAAGTAGTGTATGGCCACGTCATCACTGAAATCAAAGAGTACCCTCGCTGCAAAATGTTGACTATTCAGTACTGCGCCATGAAGCCTTGGACAATGGACCTGATTTCAGAGAAAATGCACACAATCGCAGAGAATTTTGCAAGAGACGCTGGTTGCGCTGGCGTTGAGTTTATTGGTCGCCCTGGTTGGCGCAAAGTAGCTGATGAACGTGGGTATGAGGTTCAGAGCGTGATGTATCAAAAGTTTTTCAAAGAGGCCTGACATGGACCTGTTATCAATCAAACGTAAATTATTGCCCATGGGCCATGCAATGGATTCAGGTGGCGGTGGCGGCGGTGGCCCAACAACATCCACAACACAAACGTCGAACATCCCCGAATACGCACGTCCGTACGTAGAGACGATGCTGGGCGCGACCCAGAAACAGTTGTTTGATACGCGTCAAACCCCAGAAGGTACGACCGAGATCACCGGTATGAAGGGCTACACGCCCTACAGCACCAACATGAACGACTACTACGCTGGCGCCAGCCCTATGCAGGAGCAGGCGTACCGCGGTGCGGCCAACCTCGGCCCAACACAACAAACCGCTGACGCATCCGCCATTGCCGCGCAGGCAGGACTTGGCGCCTTGAACCAGCAATACAACCCCATGATGGCGGGTTCGCAGGACTTCGGTATGGGTGCTGCTGCGCGCTATATGAGCCCATACGCTATGCAGGCGCTGGCTCCTCAGCTCCAAGAGCAAGCTCGTCAGTCCGCGATGCAGGGGCAGCAACAAGCTGCTGAAGCTGTTGGCCGTGGTGCGTTCGGCGGCAGCCGTGACGCTCTCATGCGCGCGGAGCGTGAACGCAATCTGGGTATCCAGCAAGGCAACACAATCAGCACCGGCTTGAACACGGCGTACAACAACGCCATGCAGCAGTTCAATGCAGACCAAGCGCGTGCCATGCAAGCGCAACAAGCCAACATTGGCCAGCAACAGTTTGGTGCCAACCTGGGCCTGCAAGGCTTGCAGACTGCCAACCAAGCGGCAGCTAACCTGGGTACTCTGGGCCAGCAACAGTTCGGTCAAGAGCAAGCGGCCATCGGCCTGCAAAACCAGTTGGGCACACAGCAGCAACAGCTGGAGCAAAACAAGATCAACCAGCAGATTCAGAACTACGCCACCCAACAACAGTGGGGCATGCAGCAGCTCTCCAACATGAACGCCATGTTGCGCGGCTTGCCTTTGCAAACCACTTCGACACAAAGCTACCAAGCGGCTCCATCCGCCGTGTCTCAGTTGGCTGGTCTAGGTACTGCTGCCTATGGCGTGAGCAAGATGGCAGAGGGCGGCTCCGTGAACGCTCCGTCAGGCTTGGCCGACTTGGCAATCTACAACATGGGTTAAGGAAGAGACATGCTCAACGTCAATCAGATCACCTCGCAACTGGCCAAAATGCCAGACAACGCGTTGCAGCAATATGCGACGATGCACAAGTCCGACCCCTACATGTTGGCCTTGACGATTGCTGAGTCCAACCGCCGAAAAGAGATGCGCTCTGCCGCGCAGGGTGCGCAAGGCGCTATACCTCAACCCAAGGTGGCCGACCAAGCCATCGCTGGTATGTCTCCACAACAGCTTCCTGAGAACGTTGGTATCGGCGCGTTGCCTGCCGACAACATCAAGAATATGGCCACCGGCGGCATCGTGGCGTTTGATGAGGGCGGTCGTGTTGGCCAGCAAGATGTTCAAGCTGCGTATGACGAGTGGATGGCTTCCCAGCCATCTTGGTACCAGCAAACAACACCCACGACCGCACAACGTGTGGACGCGGCGAAGTCCCGCTATGAGCAGCTGTTGCAGAAAATGCAGACACAGCCTAACGTGAGCCAACCAGGCGCAGGTGCAGCAAAGCCAATGCCGGCGGAAATGCCTGCTGAAACAGCTCGTCTGAAAGCACAGAACACTGCCGCGCAGGGAGTTCCTACTGGCCTCGCCGCTGCGGCCGCAGCCCAAGAAAAAGCAGCTCCTGTTGCCCCCGCAGCGGTTGATCGTTCAGGTATTGCCGCGGGTGTCGGTGGTGCAGGCGCAGCCAACCCATACAAGCCAAGCACGTTAGCTGACATGATGAAGGAAGTCAGCCCAGAAGTCGAGAAGATGAACGCTGAAGATCGCGCTGCCATGGACCCGTTCCGCAAGCAGTTTGAGGAAGAGCGTGCAGACTTGGCCAAGCGCAAAGAGACCAACAAAGGCGAGGCACTGCTCGCTGCTGGTCTTGGCATGATGGCAGGCAACTCACGCTATGCTTTGCAAAACATTGGCGCGGGCGGTGCTCAGGGTCTGGCCAGTTTGAAGGAAGCTACCCGTGCAGACGACGCTGCGAAGCGCGCGCTCATGCAGTCCGAAATGCACTTGGCCCAAGCCGAGATGCAAGGCCGCAAAGGCAACTTCCAGAACATGAACGCTCTGGCCAACCAAGCACGCCAAGAGAAGCAGTTCGCTGTCAGCTCCGAGTTGCAACGCCAGCAGATCGCTCAACAAGGCCAGTACTACCGCGACATGGGTGAAGCAGCGAAAGCTCGCGGCGGCATGGATGCTAAGGTGATGACTGAGTACACCAAGATTCAGAACAAAGCAACTGACTCCGTGGACAAAGACATCATGGCAGGGTTGTTGCGTCCAGAACAGAAAGAAGCAATGATTTTGCAGCGCACACGCGCCATGGCCATGGACAACCCGTTGTTGGCACGATTCTTGTCGATGAGTTCGGAAGACAAAGAACCCGTCACTCGCACGCTTGATTAAAACTCGCCTTCTGTGCGAGAATTCACACACAGCGCCTCAGTCTAACCCGCTGGGGCGTTTGCACATTTACTGGGTTACTCACTGCTGATTGACTATGGCCAACTACCTGCCCCTTCCTGACGGTTCACGTTTACGTATTCCAGAAGGCATGTCCGAAAACGAAGCGATGCAGAAAGCGCGCATCAAGTTTCCCGACCTGTTCCCCAAACAAGGCGGCCTGGCAGGAGCCTTCGGCAAGGGGCTTGAGTCAACTCTATCCAGCATGCGAACGGGCCTCGGTGCCCTGACCTCCCCAGAAGAAGCCGCCCAAGCAGGCATTGAGCGTGGTCAAGACATCAATAGTCGCTACGCCGAAGAAGTCAGCTTCGACAAAGTCCGCGAAGCCTACGACAAGAACGGCATCCTCTCCGCAGCCAAAGAAGCGCTCGGTCAAATCCCCAAAGCAATCGCTGAGCAAGCACCCAACATCGGCGCTACTCTTGGCGGCGCACGCCTTGGCGCCATGGCCGGTTCTCTGGCTGGCCCAGCCGGTACTGTGGTTGGCGGTGTGGCCGGTGCCTTGGCCCCATCTCTCTTGCAGCAGTTCGGCGGCAACATCGAGCGTCAGCAAGCTGAAGGCGCCCCAATCAATCGTGGTGCTGCCGCTGCGGCCGCAGTCCCTCAAGCCGCGCTGGATGCCGCTGGTACTTTTATCCCTTTGGGTGGCAAGTTGGTGAGTAAGCTCACAGGCATCCCGATCGCTGGCCTGGCCAACAAGGGTGCAGCCAAGCTGGCCGAAGAGTCCCTCACAAAGACGTTGCTCAAAGGTACGGGCGTTGGTGCCTTGGCCGAAATCCCGACGGAAGTTGCCCAGCAAATGTTGGAGCGCGCGCAAGCTGGCCTGTCCTTGACCAGCCCAGACGCTCTGAAAGAATATGGCGAGACAGCGTACCAAGTTGGTCTGCTGGCTCCCATCGGTGCGGCGGGTCGTTTCTCAGAGAAGGGCGCAGCCCGTCAGCAGGTTGCTCAAGAGCAGGAAGCCAAAGACTTGGCCGCTGCGGCCGCCGAGGAAGAACGCAAGAACCAACCTGAGTATTTGCAAAAGCTGTCCGCTGATTTCAACGCTGCGCGTGCGCAGATGCAAGACCTCAACGACCGCATCGACGCTGCCGCCCCACCCAAGAAGCCGGGCAAGAACGCTAAGCCAGAAGCCATTCAGAAGTACAAAGCCGCGCGTGCAGCATATACCCCAGACCAAGAGGCTGAATACAACGCAGCCAAGATGGCCAAGGACGAATTGCTGGGTACTTTCGCCCCGCTGCGCGACGAGTTCAATGCACGCCGCGAGCAGATCGGTCAGATGGAGCAAGAGCGCATGAGCGCTATGGAGCAGGAGACTGCCCAATCACAGCCAACCGCAGCCGCCCCTATCCCCAACGCTGACCCACAGCGTGATGTTGTCGATTTGATGCGCCGCCACGATGAGTTCACCACGCAGATCGACGAGTTGAAAACAAAGGTCGCTGAGGCAGCCAAGGCTGGCGACACCGCCACAATCTTGTCATTGAACCCACAGATCAATGAGCTGCAACAGAAGCAACTCAACGCTGCCGCGCTCGTGCAAGAGCTTGGTGGTACCACAGCGTCCACACAAGAGTTGACGCAAACCATAGAGAAGAGTCTGGCCGATGCCCAGAAGAAGCTGGCCGCAACACAGAAAGCACTCATCAATGCCGCTGAGCAAGGCGATACCGCCGCGACCGAGAAGCTGGCCAAGAAGCTCGACGCTGAGCGTTTGAACCTGACAGCCCTGCAAGAGAAGACAGCCAAACAGGTTCAGTTGCGCACGATTGCTGAGACACCCGCGGGTGAGACGCCCGGTATGTTCGGCGCCCAAGAGAAGCCAGACGAAGTCAAAGCCACAGAGGTTTTGAAAGACGAAGCCGAGCGCGGTCTTTATGGCCCAGAAAGCAAAGCCGAATCGGCTAAGCAAGCGTTCTCCGAAGCAGAAGTCG